TCGCCGGGTTGAAGAACGCGCCCAACATCAACTGGGTCATCCCGGCCGGGGCGCAGGGGGAGCAGACTTCGCAAATATTGGAGTTGGGCGGCGCTACGCTGACCAACTTCCTGGAACCGATGGACAAACTGGCCTCCTCTATCGCCATCATTTCGCGCACCCCCAAGCACTATTTCTTCTCGCAGGGTGGAGATCCGTCGGGTGACGCTCTGATCACGATGGAGGCCCCACTGGTGAAGAAGGCGAAGCGGCGCATGGCCAACTTCGGTGCCGTGTGGCAGGAGGTGGGCTCCTTCCTCCTGCGGCACGGGGAGTACCCGGTGCAGGTGGAACCGTACCGGGTTGTCCCGCAATGGGAGCAACCGGAGACGATCCAGCCGGTGGTCCAGTCCACCGTGGCGCTTAACTACAAAAATGCGGAGGTGCCGACCGAGTCAGCCCTCCTGGAAGCCGGGTGGAGCAAGGAGAAGGTGGACGCGATGAAGAAGGCCCGGATGGAGGAGAAGTCGTCCACCTCCAACGATTCGCAGGAGCTGCTGAACCGCATCCGGGCGAGGCAGTCACAGGACAACGGGCTGCTGACGGAGACGGAGATGGACTTTGCCTGATTCGCAGGTTGTAGCCGTCCTGAAGGCTTTCCGCGAAGCGCTGCTCCGGCGTGAGACCGAGCAGATGATGCGGCTGGCCTGGTCGTGGATGGCGATGGAACGGAGTATGTCTGCGGAAATGGTGACGCTGGCCTCCGAGATGGAGGCCATCCGGAAGAAGGGCGGCGTCGTCACCGAGGCGATGCTCCTGCAGAGTGAGCGATATCAGGCGCTGGCGAAGCAGATGGAGATCCGGGTCCGGTCGCTCATTACGAAGACGGCCATCCCGGACATTGTGAGGGAACAGCAGGCCTACGCCGGGCTGGGTTCCCAGTCCGCAATGGACGCGCTCCGGGCCTACGGATTGCGGGCGTCCTTCCAGCAACTCCCGGTCGACGCGCTCGATCTGTACGTGGGGATGCTGGGGGACGGAACGCCCCTGAACCGCCTGCTCCGGAAGGCTTATCCGGACTCTTTGGGCGGGGTGACGCGGGGGTTGCTCGACGCGATGGCCAAGGGCAGGGGCCCGTTGGATGCGGCCCGGCAGATGAGCTCGGAGATGGGACTGGGCCTGCATCGCATCACGACCATTGCCCGGACCGAGCAGCTGCGGGCATTCCGCATGGCGTCCACCCAGCAGTACCGCGAGAGCGGGGTAGTCACCAAGTTCAAGCGCGTCGCCTTCCATGATGCGCGGACCTGCATGGCCTGCCTGGTGCTGGATGGCCGGATCTACGACACGGACCAGGAGATTGAAGTGCATCCGCAGGACCGCTGCGGGAACGTGCCTGTCGTGCGCGGCGCACCTGCCCCCAAGTGGCAGGAAGGGGCCGTGTGGTTCCGTGAGCAGCCGGCCTCCACTCAGCGATCGATGCTGGGTGAGGATAAGTATTCGGCGTGGAAGAGCGGCAAGTTCGAGCTGGAGGAGATTGTCCGGTTCGACCATTCGGACGTGTGGGGGGATGCCCCCCGCGTCGCAACGATGGGCGAGCTGGGCTTGGCTCAGTAACGGACGCCGCCGGCCAAAGGCCGGGGCGGAAGGACCGGCGGGACGCCGGATTTGCGGTGGGACGCCGCGAGGAGATCACGATGCCTGAACCGAAAACGAAAGTGAAAGTCGAAGTCAAGCCGGGGGAAGACACCGAGGGAACCGAAGGCGCGACGGGTGGGACGCCCGCGTGGTCCGACGTTCTCTCTGGCCTATCCCCGGAGCAACAGGCTGCCTACGAGCAGGACGTGCAAGGCCTGAAGCACTCCGTTTCAGCTGCGCGGGAAGAGCGGGACGCCCTCTCGCGCCAGGTTACGGAGATCAAGCGCAAGCTGGGGAAGAACCCGGAGGAGACGAGCGCAGCCCTCGACCAGCTGCAGAAGTCGCTCGAAGAAGCCAACCGGCGCGCCGGCTTCCTCGAAGCGGCCATGTCTCCGGCAGTCGGGTGTCGCAACCCCAAGGCTGCTATGGCCATCGCCCTGCAGTCCAACTTGTTCAAAGCCGACGGTTCCCCGGACTGGGATGCCATCAAGGCCGTGCTTCCTGAGGGATTCGGGAAGCCCGTGGTCCGGACCGGAGCGGGTATCGGCACCGAGCAAGAGGAAAAACCGCCCAAGCCGCGAGGTTTCAACGACTGGTTGCGGAAAGAAGCTGGCCGAGAGGCCAACTAAACCCTGAAAGGAGAAGTGAACCATGCCATACGACTCGATCATCTCCCGTACCGACGCCGACGCCCTGATGAAGGAGCAAGTCTCGCAGGAGATCTTGCAGGGCATCACCGAATCCAGCGTGGTTATGCGGCTGGGCCGGAAGCTGATGAACATGCCCAGTTCGCAGACCCGGATGCCCGTCATGTCCGTGCTGCCCATCGCGTATCCGGTCTCCCCGACGGATACCGGCCTGAAGCAGACCACCGAGGTCAACTGGGCCAACAAGTACATCGACGCCGAAGAAATCGCGGTGATCGTTCCGATCCCGCAGGCGGTGCTCGATGACGCTCCGTACGACATCATCGGAGAAGCGAAGCCGGTCATCATCGAGGCGGCCAACAAGCTGATCGACCAGATGGTGCTGTACGGCACCAGTATCCCCGCTTCGTGGACGACCAACATGGGCGCGGCTGGCCTCATCGCCGGCATCACGGCGGCTTCCCACCTCATCTCTCTCGCGGATTACACCGACATCTACGAAGCGGTGCTGGGCGAGTCGGTGGGCGGGACCGCGGGCCTGTTCGGCCTGATCGAAGACGACGGGTACATGGTGACCGGCTCCATCGCGGCCACCCGGACCAAGCGTCTTCTGCGCAACTGCCGTGACAAGAACGGCCAGCCCATCTTCGTCCCGAATCCGCAGGCCCCGGCGACGTACCTGCTCGACGGCGCTCCCTGCGAGTTTCCGCTTCACGGCGGGATCAGCTCCACGTACCACCTGATTGCCGGGATGTGGAACAAGCTGGTCTTCGCCATGCGGCAGGACATGCGGTTCGAGGTTGCGAAGGAAGCCGTGATCCAGAACGCCAGCGGCACCATCCTCTACAACCTCTTCCAGCAGGACATGGTCGCGCTGCGCTGCACGATGCGGCTCGGCTTTGCCCTCCCGCATCCGGTGACCAATATGGACAGCGGCACGGGCTTCCCGTTCGCTGCTCTGACGGCCTAAGGAGGGCATCATGGGACTGTTCCCTACCCAACTCCGCGAGTATCTGGCCGGGTTCATTCCGTTCGGGCCCAAGTCGCAGATTTACCTCGTTGACCCGGTCAACGGCGACGACGACAACACCGGCTTGTCGTTTGAGTCCCCCAAGAAGAGCATCAAGGCTGCGTTCGACCTGTGCACGGCGGACGAACACGACACCGTGGTCATGCTTTCGGGTGACACGGCGGACAATCCGGCGGCCGCGCTGGCTTGGAACAAGGACTACACCCACCTGATCGGGTGGTCGTCCGACCTGCCGGGGGTGGGCCAGCGGTGCCGGATCGTGGGAACCGCGGCGCTCGACCTGTCGCAGGTCATCACCTTCTCCGGCAATGGCTGCATCGTGAAGAACATCCAGTTCTTCAACGGAAACGACGCGGCGGCCGATTCGGGTGCGGCCATTGTGTCCGGCAGCCGGAACCAGTTCGAGAACTGCTTCTTTGCCGGGATGGGTCATGCAACGGCGGCCGCCCGTGCGGGGAGCTATTCCCTGAGCCTGACCGGTGCTGAGAACGTCTTCAAGCGCTGCTCCATCGGGCTTGGGTCGATGATCCGGGCAGCCGCCAATGCCGAGCTGCTCATCAGCGGGGCCAGCTGCATCCGGAACAAGTTCATCGAGTGCGAGTTCGTCTCGTGGTCGGTGACGGCGGGCAAGTTGCTGGTGAAGTTCGTATCGGGAGCGTTCCCGTACACCACCCAGTTCGAGGACTGCCTGTGGGACAACCTCGACATGTCGGCAGGCGGAGCGGATGGCGCGAGCATCGACAACGCCATCGGGGACGAATCGGGCAACAAGCACCAGATCATCCTGCGCGGCGACAACCAGTTTGTCGGCTGCACAGGCATCGCGGACACGGTGACCAACGTCTGGTCGGCGGCCCCGGCCCCGAATGCGGGCTTCGGCCTCTCCACCAACCCGACGACCTAATCCGTTCCGCTTTCTCAGTCAACCCTAGATGGCCCGGGTCGAGAGGCCCGGGCCAAGGAGAAGAGACAATGACCGTAGCAAAGGACACCAGCCCTGATCAGCGCGGATACCTGACCATCAAGCTTGATGGTGCGGCGTCCGCGGCCAACGCCGGATTGGGCGAAATCGCCAACCCGGAAGGCGTCGCGCTTCTGATCACCCGTGCGTTTTTCTACTTCCTCACCGGGTCCACCGGTGCGGCCAACCTCGATGTCGGCGTCGGCGCTTCGGGCGCCAAATGCACCGACATCTGCTCCGCGATGGACGTGATCGAAGCGACCGTCGGAGGAAAGG